TCATAACTCCTACCTTGGTAGGTGAAGAGTAAGGAGAACAACAGCACCACCTGTACGAACTCTTACCTTTCGGTTTTAAGTCTACTCTAATATTGAACTACGCAATTGTATAGTCGGATAACCATACTTCTTACATCAGCTCTACGAGTTATTCTTATTGGTGTTCCCACCTCAACCAAACGACCCACATCGCTTGGTCACCCAACCACTTTCTCTAAAGTGTCACCCTCAAGACTCAAGGTCAGATGATATCCCGCTTGTCTACTCGAGCTCCGTTTCCGAAGCCGCAACCGTTCCAATCAAGAACGAGTCACTTTATACTACTTTCATAGTTTATTTATGGACTATAGACCGCCCAATATCTTTATCAGTTATTTCAGAATCAACCCGAAGGTCTCATCATCAACATCCTGAACGGATAATATTTTAATTCAAAGAACTTTAAAATTAATGAAGAAAAGAGGAAACTTTACGACCCACCGAAGTAGGAACCTTTACTACCCCTTTTCTTCATTTGTCTTACAAAATTAAGATTGTTTTGGGAAACAGTCAAATTTTTGTAGAACTTTTTTTTGAAGAACAATACAACAAATAATTCTTATGACCCCCTACTCTTAATAGGACAGGTTTATTTGGTTATTCAATCAAAGAACTGAACGACTCTCGTCGTTTGATTTTCAAAGATAGGATGAACTTTTCAATTCGTCAAATCTTTTTTTAAAAAATAGGGAACCTCGATTTTACGACTAACGTAGTCAACCTATTCTTAGTTGCGAAGGATGGATTCGAACCACCGACCTAAAGGTTATGAGCCTTCCGAGCTACCACTGCTCTACCTCGCGATATATCTTTATGATTACAAACCCACTTCCCCACGGTCACCTATCCACGTCATGCGCTGGTTGTACCAGCGGGTGTAATCAATATTTTTAAGAACTTATTTAGAAAATAAGTCCCACAAGCTTATGAATCTCTCGATAAAACACTTGTGGGACATTTGTTTCACAAAGATAAGTAGAATTTTTGATTCAGTCAAATCTTTTTTGAAACTTTTGGGTTTGGGGATATTCTGTCTTCTCAGACAGAGACATATAAATATCTACATATTTACCAAAAGTCATTCGTCATCCAAATTATTTATTTGTCTGTTCATATCGAGGACAGCCAAAACAACAAAGAGGAATAATATTACTACCACAAAACCTAAAATCATTTTAATATAATTTCTGCAAGTTTATAAAGATATTCACCCGAGGTTTCTTCCTTAATTTCTTCGATAGGAAAATATTTGGCGTCGGTATGTTCTTCACCATCAATCGCATTTACCAAGTCAGGCATAATCTCATCATCAACATTTAAAAGATAAACATACATTAAACCTTTAACCTTTTTACCATCTCTTGTGTGACGAGGAATTAACCCAACAAATTGGAGTTCTTGGTCATCGATGTTAATTGCGGTTTCTTCAAAGAATTCTCTTCGAGCACCCTCTTGGGTAGTTTCTCCATCCTCGAGTTTGCCACCAGGTATAGACCACATTCCAGGGAATGAACCCAAGTTATTTCTCTTACAGAGAAGGAGTTTGTTTTTACATTTTACGGCTACGCCAACGTATCTTTTTTTATCCATGGTATTTATATGTATATGAAGGTCAAAATTAATCAAAATATTTTTAATATCAAAACTTTAATCGATAAAAAATCCCAATCTATTGGAATGATGGGAAAAACTTTCGATTCTACGTTTGATGGTCTTCTTTTCCTTATGGGTGGAAAGAAACAATGTTTTTGGATGAAGAACTGTATCATTCCTTTAGATATAATCATTATCAAAAACAACGTCATCGTTAACATCCACCACAATTGTCCTCCTTGTAATGAAGACCCTTGTCCTTCTTATTGTGGTAGAGGTAATATTGTATTAGAATTGGAGGGTGGAAGTTGTGAAGATTTAAATATTCAGGCTGGTGATTCAGTTGAATATATCTTATAAAGACATAATATATTCTCTTAACTTATCTGTTGGTTTCCATCCCAATCTTTCAATTGCGTCGTTGTTGACTCTGATTGTTTCTCGATAATTCCCTTGTTGATTAGACATATATACTTTTACACATTTAAGTTTTTCGATAAACATGTCCGCCACTTCATTTATAGAATAGTTTTTACCAGTCCCTAATTCCCAAGCATCTTCATGCTTTTCATCACTCTCAGCAATTCTAATCAAACCATCAACTATATCATCTATATGTGTAAAATCTCTTCTTTGTTCACCATCACCAACAATTGTAATAGGATGGTTTTTTTCAGCTTGACCCCTCCATAACCCAATTACCGCAGCCATATGAGAATCAACCAATTCACCTGGCCCATAAACGTTGTAGAATCTGACAATTTCAGAGTTTAATCCAAACACTCGTTTTTCCATTTTAATCCATTCTTCTCCCATATGTTTACTCATAGCATAAGGGGAAAGTTCAGGATTATGATGTCGAGATGAAGAACCAGCATAAATTAATTTACAACCATTTCTTACCGCATATTTAACCACTTGTTTTGTTCCATCAACATTCACAGAAAATGTTGTGTATGGATTATTAAATGATGGTTGAATTCTAGAGAGTGCCGCCAAATGAAAAATATAAACATATGATTTATCTTCTATGTTATCCATAGCCCTGATATCCCCACCCAAGAAATTACACCCTTCGGGTATCTTGGCTTCTCTCCCGATTGAAAGGTTATCAATCACATCTACATCGTATCCCCTATTAATCAACTCCAAAGTAAGTGAACGTCCTACGAACCCACATCCACCAGTAACCAATACTTTTTTCATTAGTTCTTCCAAATTGTTTCGTTTATGTTTTCTTTATGTCCAATGAATCTTGCCAAAACAAAAAAATAATCACTCAATCTATTAAGATACATTGAAATTGGATGGAGTTTGATGAAGTTATCCAATACCTTACAATCCAAAACTTCTATCTCAGCCCTTCTCGCAATTGTTCTACATATGTGTGCGGTTGAAACAGCCCTACTACCTTTGGGTAATATGAAATTTTTCAAATCAGGTAATTCTTTATTCATACCATCCATGGCATCTTCAAGAAATTTTATATCATCTTTAGTGACCTCAGTTAAAGGAGTCTCGTTATCATTGATAATCATTGAACCAGCATTGAAAAGATTCCATTGTATTATTTCGAAAATACCATTAACGTCAAAAATCTCACTCCTGAGTAATCCCACGAATGAGTTAAGTTCATCTAACGAACCCACAGCCTTGATTTCTTGAATTGTTTTAGGAACTCTTCTTCCTGACAACAGACTTGTTGTTCCGTCATCACCTTTTTTTGTGTATACTTTGTTTGCCATACACAAATAATATAAAATTATTCTGGAGTTTCAACTGATTGTTTAGATTGTGCAATCTTTTCTAACAATTTCTTTCTGAATTCTTCAGATAACATCTTTAAGAACTTGATGTAAGGTGCATCTTCTCTTTCAGGGTCGTATTTGTAAGAACCTGATGGAGGTCTTTTACTTCTTCCAAGATAGTTGAGACCTGAGATATTTGTAATACACTTGTGTCCACCTGATTGAGATTGAATTAAATCCCATGCGTTAATTCCAATCTTATCCAACATTTGTCTATGTTCTTCAGGTAGTTCTGTAAATGGAACATCCATCATATCTTTGATGTGTTCGAGAGCTTTCTCACCTCCGTCCATCATCATAAACTTCCCACCATAAAGAGCATCAAAATCTTTAAACGTGAACCCCACACTTTCGGGACCGACTGAAGTTTCGCTAATCCATTTAATAGTCGATAACGGTATTTTCTTTTCTTTGAGTTGAGACTCCCACTTCCCAAGAACTTCTTGGGCGATTTCCCCAAGGTTAACACCTTTAAGCTCCCTCTCTTTTTTGAACGGATTACAAGAAACTTGTAATAGTCCAAGCGGCCATGCCATGATAAGAAAGTCTGCTTCAGGATTATTTCTAAATGGGGTATACCTATCATATGACCCAGGTTTAAACATACTACCCCCACCGTATTGGAAAATAATATTGTCGCTGACTTTTGGAAAGTCTTTCATTGCTTTCGCGTATTCTTCTGCATTTTTTTGTAATTCTTGTGGTTTAGGTGAATTTGTGGCTTTCATCCAAGATTTGATATTCGTTAAGATTGAAAGTAGTGATGGTTCTGAATCCATAACTAAACTTTCTAAAAACCCTGGTTTGTTTTTGAATGCCAATAATAGTTTGTTGATAACAAAACCCAAAAGAAGTTTATTCTTTTGTAATGAAGTTTCTTTTTCAAATCTATAAAGATAGTTAACAACCTCTTCAGGTGTAATACCATGTTTAGCAAAATCCGCAGAATCCACAGTATTGATTAACAAGATATCTGAACTTGGAAATAAATCTTTTGGTGAAACAACTTGTGATATTGTTTCAACATTTGAACGGGCTTGTCTGAATGATTTCGATGTTTCTTTCTCAGCACCAACTTGTTTGTCGTGGTGGTCTGTATGAATCTTGAACATCGGTTTTCCGTGTGCAAAATCAACAAGAACTGGCATCACATCACCTTCAGCATCATTCTTTTTAACAGCAAATTCTTTATCACCATATTGTATGATGTGAGCACCTACAACATCAATACCATTGCTTTCGAGGTATTTCTTCATAGCAATGGCTGTGGTAACACCATCCAAGTCTTGGTGAAAATAGATTTCGGCCTTGGGATATCTCTTCCTCAAAGCCGAAATGTCTCTTATACCCGTCTCTGTTATTAATTTTTTACGCACGATGCACAAACATTTCTATTCTTCCTTTGTCGTTCACAAACATTTCTAGACCTTGGAAATACTTTCCTTTGTCTAAAGGTGAAACACTACCCATTGTTATTTTGTCCCCTTTTTTCATTTCAATAATTGTTGAAGGGGAAAGTTTTGTTCCTTTTGAAATGATTTTTCCACCAGTTTTAGGTGTGCCTTCTACGAAGAATACTTTGTAGTCTCTTTTTTTTGCTTCAGGAAAATCGCATACTGCTTTACCTATAGAACCTTTAACACTCATCGATGTTTGTTCTTGAATGACTTTTTTAACAATCTTTGTTAAGTCCGCCTCTGTGAGTCTAATTACTTTTCCCATATTAATATTTTAAAGTTAGTAAGTATTTTGATTTATTTATCAGACCCAACATTTCGTCTCTTAAATTAAGTAGGTCAGTGTCATATCTACCATCTAATTGGTCACTCATACCAACTAAGAATTCTGTAATTCCATCCATAAAATTTTGAATACTCATTGATGAAATATCTTGAAACATTAAACCGAATTCAGGTTCAAATTCAGGTCTACCATATTTACCCATCATAGTTTCTGTAAACTCATCGATAAGGGCACCTAAACCATCATATATCTCACCGTAAAGTCTATGTTTAGCATCACCAAAAGTCTGCCAATGTAAAAATTTCCATTGGATTTGAATCTGCATCAATTTTTTTATTAATTCCTCTTTCATCAGATTGTTTCTATATAAATATGTTAACAATAAAAAAAGGGGTTAATTAACCCCTTCTTCAAAATTTAATTTAGATTGTTTCTTTTTGTCTACGAAATGTTGAACTCTATCTTTTGCAACTTTCGTATAATTCTCACTCAATTCAACCCCAATCCATCTTCTCCCACTAATTTCCGCAGCACATATGCTTGTTCCACTTCCTGTGAATGGGTCAAGAACGATATCATTCCTATAAGTTAGAATTTTAATCGCCTTCATTGGAATATCCATTGAGAAGGTTGCCTTTGTCATTTGCTTTGTGTCGGCAAAATAATCCCACTGACCGTATACCAAATCCATGAACTCTTTCTTATGTTCTTCTTGATATACTGTTTTCTTTTTGGTTGTTCCATCCTCTTGTGCAACATCTATAACCTCACCAACCCACTCAGGTTCTCCCTTTATTTTCTTAATGTGAGTCTTTTTATACGCCAACAACACACATTCTTTTGGGTTGTAGATATAAGGTGCAGATGGAGACATCCATGAACCCCAAGCAGTTGTCTTACTTCTGTGTGGAGAATCTTCTTCCAAATCCACAATACCATAAAATTTATAACCAATGTTCTTCATTATTTGCCACAATTCAGAAACCATTAATATTCTTCCACCTTTATCTTGTCTATTGATTTCATATGGAATGTTTAAGGCGATTCTTCCATCGTCTTTCAACACTCTATAAGCCTCTCTTAACCAACTTGCGCTGAACACTTTATACTGTTCGAACTCTATATCATCATTGAATGTGTCATATGCGATACCAACACCGTAAGGTGGTGATGTCACTATCAAATCAACAGAAGCCTCAGGCATTTCAGCCATGACTTTAATACAATCCCCGTTAATAACCTTTCCGATGTAATTTTCCATTATAATTTACCTTCTTTTTTTAATTCCTCTCTAATTTTAGTTGCAGATATTTCACTGACTTCTTGTGGTGGTATGTGTTCAATAATATCATATCCCACTCCTCTACCAAAGTTAACCGATTCTATATCCGGTATAACCATTACTTTGACCCTTTCTTGACCTATCAATTGCCAAAGTTCTTTTTTTATGTTTGACTCAACCTCACTCGCACTATATGGATTTTTTTCATCGGGTTTGATATCTCTAATACAAATTAGAATATTCTTACCCTCTTCAAGTCTTTGGTCAATCAACCATTTGTGTCCACTATGCCATGGTTGCCATCTACCAATAAACATTGAGTATTGTTTAGCTCCTGTGTTCTTTAATTTGGGGTCTCCCTCAACGTGAATTTTTTGCATAATCTAAAATTTTTTTTACTGACTCTTCGACACTATCATTAGTTGTATCAATGTCTAAATAATTTTCAGTTGGTTGTCCATATTCCTTGACAAAGAAATCTTCCCTTCCTCTTGTTTCAGAAGTGTGAACATAAACTTCGACTAAGTTATCCCCCATTTTTTCTTTGAACTTATCTCTTTGGTCTTTGTATGGAGAAACCAAAGATACCAAAACATCTTTACCTTTGTTAATAAGGTATTGAGATATTTGTTGTGCGAGTTCAATATTTTTTCTACGACCTTGTTCAGAGTAATCTTTATTCTCGAACAGGTCTCTCAAATCGTCACCATCAATATGAAAGATTCTATTATCTTTGAGTTCTGAAATTTCTTTACAAATAGTTGTCTTACCTGAACCAGGCTGACCTGTTAACCAAATTATCATTTCTCTAAGTTTTTAATTTTTCTATCTAAATAGAAAGCAGCTTTTTTAAGGTCTTCCAACTCTTTGGTTACACATTTTTTTCCAGCTCTTGCAACATATTTCACCACGTTGAACAAATAAGCGTCGTTATCCAACCCCCAAGCCTCACAAACCTTTATAACTTCATATGGATTATCAACCCCACCATAATGTTGTGGATTATTTACCATCTCTTTTTTTTCATTATCCGAAGACATATTAACCGTATTTTATTAAATAAATTATAATTATCACCCAACTGATTACTAAACCACTAACGTATATAACAAGACTTTTATCTTCATTTTTCATAATTTCCAAGAGTTTTTATCATAACCAAACAAATCGAAATATCTTGCCATTCTATAATATACTATATCTGCAGTTTCTTGAGTATAAAATTTTTTCCAAAGGGTCTCATCCTCGTTTGAGACATTAACTTTTTGAGTTGTCGCCTTTTTCAGTTCCCCACTTTTATAATATTCACTCTCGACAATGAATGGAATCTTGCTATAATCCTCATACAAATTCTCTAATCTAACAGGATAATCGGGAATCCTTTCAGGAAAGTCCACACAACATGTTCTAAAAAATTCATTATAAACTACAAATTGATATATAAATTCTTTAAATTTTTTTTTGTTTGTTTCATCTAAAATAAACTCTTCAGGTTTTCTCTGAAATGTGTATTCTGAAAAAAATCTTGAGTATGGATTCCGAACTGCCGCCAAAATTTTATAGTTTTCATGACCTGGAAATAAATTACAATAATGTATTTGAGTAACCTGATTTTCTAACAAAAGTAAATTGTTCTCAATTACTTTATAATACTTAAAATCAAAGTTATTCATAATTTTTGACATATGTGTTGTCCCACACTTACTCCAAAGCCAAAGAACAATTTTATGTTCGTGAGAAAGGTTAACAAAATAATGCAATTCCTCCAATTTTTCACGTTCTTTAGAGGTTATTTCTGGGATAATCATATTATCTCGAATTAACTTATCAAATTCCATTTCCCCATTTTTTTTCCATATATTCTATGTAACGATGAGTATTGTTACCATTGTATAACATCCATACAAAATAGTAATCTATACACCAATCGATTTTACGTAAAAACTTTTTCAAAACTATTTTGATTTTTTATCAGGTTTAGACCCTTTTTTGTAAGGTTTTTTCTCCACTTGTTCCGTCGGTTGAGTGTTTACTTGTTCGGTTGTTTCTTTAGAAGAGTTTTTTCTTCTTGATAGTTTCCATTCAGATTTCGAGATGTAAGACCAGTAACCTGTTTTAACTTTAGATTCCGCTTCTACATCATCAATTCTTAAGATTTCTCCAATCTCTGTGTTCTTTAGTGCTTTGATTGATTTAATACACTTCATAGGTTTTTTCCTCCATGTTTGGTTTTATATTTATTAAAATTTCTGGTTCACTTTTTCCTTCAAGGTATAGTTGATAAATTTTGGAAGACACTTCATCTTCAAATACTAACATATCACTTTTACCATAATAACTTTTCAAGTCATTGTTCTCCAATGCGTTGATACAATGTTCTAAAACAACAAATCTTTTATTAAATCCCATACTAAAATATAATTGAATTATATTTCAGAGTCAAAGTTTTTTATCTTTTCAAAGTTAACAACTTGATAAACATATGCCATTATTTTCCTCTTAACAATCGGAATTAATGTGGCTTCCATTGGAAAGTCTTGAGTATTTTTCATCTCAAATACAGGGAGTTCTTGATAATATGGTTTAGTATTCCATGTTGAAAAATTATCAAGAATTGTCGGCAAAGTTAAATCTACAGGAGAGTCTTCAAAAATTAAAGTAAGGTATGTTTTACTATTCACATCATCTCCCTTTATTTTTTTGATATCGTATTCCCACACCAAAATTTTGTCATCTGACTTTCTGTGATAAAATAAGTAACCTTTACCATAACCTACGTTGTTTTTGTTTTTTCTTAGAGTAATGTTAACATTGTCGTAGGCTAAATTCCAAATTGATTTTGCTTGATTGAAAGCATCAAATAATTTGTTTCCTGAATATTTTATGGTTTTTTCGAGTTCTACTTCTTCTTTTTCGCTGAGGTCTCTCGGTTTTTTTGGATATAATTCTTTCAACAGAATCTCATCGTCACATGATTCAAACTTCTTGTCCGTTAATAAAAGTGTGTTTTCTTTAATTAGTGATTGTAGATTTGCCAGATGTAATGATAACTCAACAAAGTCTGGGTATATTTCAAACTTGTCAAATCTTTTTTCACACTTCTGAAGGTAGTCGAGCAAGGTATACTTATTAAATTCGAAATCCAACGGTTCTTTCAATAACCATTCGGGGTCTAACTTAAACGACATTTTTTTCTTTCTAGCCATAGTTAAATTATAACTTGAATTTTGTTTTTAATCAATTCTCATAACATAAAATAATATATCATTGACGTATTCTTCATCATAATTTCCATCATAACTATTCACAATACCATAACCATCGGATTCTATAACACCTTCAATGAACGCATCCTTATCTAT